GCCGCACAACGTGACCGCGTCCCGGCTCATCGCCGAAGACCTCGCCACGAGACTGGCAGCGGCCGCGCAAAGGATCACCCGCTACGGGGACGACGCCTACCGTGCCGCGACCACGGGCGGGGCCCTGGCGCAGATCAACCCCGCGCTGGACGTCATCCACCGCACCCTGCACGCCGCCACCCCGGCGGAAGCGCAGGCGCAGGCGTGGCGGGAACTCACCGCCCGCGGCGTGACCGGCTTCACCGACGCCAAGGGCCGGGAATGGAACCTCGCCACCTATGTGGAGATGGCCGTGAGGACCGCGACCCAGCGGGCGTACAACGCCTCGCACCGGGAACGGCTGACCCTCGCCGGGATCCGCTACTTCACCCCCTCCACGACCGGCCGGCCGTGCCCGCTGTGCGCCCCGTGGGAGGGCCGGGTGCTCGCCGACCGGGGAGCCGGGACGGTGACGGAACCGGACGCCGGCACGAACGAGCCCGTGACCTTCGAGGTCGCCGGCACCATCGAGGACGCCACCGCCGCGGGCCTGTTCCACCCGAACTGCAAACACACGTTGACCGCGTACCTGCCCGGCGTCACCGCCCTGGTCCCGAACCAGTGGACCGCCCGGGATGAGCAGCGCTACCGGGACACGCAGAAACTCCGCGCCCTCGAACGTGAGGTCCGCAAGCACCGGCAGGTCCAGGCCGCCGCGATCACCGACACCCAACGCGCCGCCGCCGGCCGACAGGTCCGGGCCGCGCAGGCACAGGTCCGCGCCCACACCCAAGCGACCGGCATGCTCCGCCGGACCCGCCGCGAACAAACCAACCTCGGCAACAAATAACCACTCTCACCACCGTCCCGGGAGGACACCATGAGCGACACCCCTATAACCCCTGTTGAACCGGCAGCCCCCGCCCCGGTGGAGCCCGTAGCCCCCGTGGCGCCGGCGCCCGTCGAGCCGGTCCCGGTGGAGCCCGCAGCGGCCCCTGCAGTCTGGGATGACCCCGCAGCGGCCCGTGCGGAGATCGAGAAGCTCCGCAAGCAGAACGGGGACGAGCGGATCAACGCGAAGAAGGCCGCCGCCGACGAAGCCCGGCAGGAGATCCTGACCAAGCTCGGCATCGTCAAGGCCGACGAGAAGCCCGACGCCGCGGCCCTCGCCCAGCAGATCACCGCGGCGCAGCAGGCGCAGGCCGACACCGCCCGCCAGCTCGCCATCTACAAAGCCGCGAGCTCGGCCGGAGCGGACCCGGCGAAACTGCTGGACTCCAACTCCTTCATGACTTCCGTCCAGGGGCTGGACCCCGCGGACGGGGCAGCGGTCGCCGCAGCCATCACGGCAGCAGTGACAGCGAACCAATCACTCAAGGCGGCCCGGGCGGCTGGCGCGAGCGGCATCGAACTCTCCGGCGGGTCCGGCGAGCAAGGCCAAATCACCGAGCAGCAGCTCAAAACCATGACCCCCGACCAGATCGTCGCAGCCCAGGCCAAGGGCCTGCTGCGGAACCTGCTCGGATAACCCGAAGGGAACACCATGTCGATCCAGAATTTCCGCCCGGAGATCTGGAGCGCCAACCTCCTGGTTGCGCTCCGCAAAGAACTCGTCTACGGCGCCTTCATCAACCGCGACTACGAGGGTGAGATCAGCGAGGCCGGCGACACGGTCCGCATCACCTCCATCGGCCGCCCGTCCATCCAGACGTACGTGCCGAACTCCACGGTCATCACCCCGGAGCAGGTCAACGACTCCCAGCGCACCCTGGTTGTCGACCAGTCCAAGTTCTACGCGTTCAGCGTGGACGACATCGACGCCCGCCAGGCCAAGGGCAACGTCATCCCGCAGTCCATGGATGAGGCAGCATACGGCATCGCCGACGTCATCGACCAGTACCTGGCGAGCTTCTACACCGGCATCCAGTCCGCGAACCAGCTCGGCTCGATCACGGTCAACTCCGCGACGACCCCGACCGACGTCTACGACAAGGTCCTCATCCCGATGCGGACCAAGCTGAAGAAAGCCAACGTGCCCTCCAACGGCCGCACCATCGCGGTCACCCCGGAAATGTACGGCTGCCTCCTGCGCGACTCCCGCTTCATCAAGGCCAACGAGTCCGGCGGCACCGAGGGCCTGCGTAACGGCCTCGTCGGCCGCGCCGCAGGGTTCGACATCGTGGAGACGAACAACGCCCCGAACACCACGGGCAACGAGTTCGCCGTCCTCGCCGGCGTGAACTCCTCGATCACGTTCGCCGAGCAGGTCAACAAGATCGAGGCCTTCCGCCCGCAGTCGTCCTTCTCCGACGCCGTGAAGGGCCTTGTGCTCTACGGTGCGAAGCTCGTCCGCCCCGACTCCCTGGCAAGCGCGCTTGTCACCGTCTCCTAACCGAAAGGTCACTGAACCATGGCACGCACCGCTGTAGTAGTAACCGACCTGACCGCCGCGACGTCCGTCGCGGACCCGGCAGGCACGACCGCCGACCCGACGAACGGGCACACCATCACCGGTGTCCGCCCCGAAGTCCTCGCCATCCGGGTGAAGAACACCACCGGCGGGGCTTTGAACGCGATCCTGCGCGCCGGCACGTTCCCGCTCGCCCCGTCCTCGGGGCAGGGTGACCTGACCGTGTCCGTGGGCGCCGGCGCGACCGTGTTCATCTCCCCGGCCGAGTCCGCCCGGTTCCTCCAGTCCGACGGCTCGGTGTCCGTGGACCTGCAGGCCACGTTCGCCGGCACGGTGACCGCGTTCAAGGTGAACCGCCGCTGATGGCGACGGTATTCATCCTCGGCGAGGGTGGGGGCGTTTTCGAACTGTCCCTGCCCCTGCATGAGACGATCGCTGACAAGCTCGCCAAGGGCCACGTCCGCCGGGTCCAGGCCGACGGCACACCCTACGTGGAGGGCGACCGCCCGGACGGCGTCCCCGGCTTGCCCGAGTCCCGCCCCGCCCTGAGCGCGGTCAAGGCCGAATGGGTCGGCTGGGCTGTGGTCCAGGGCATGAAGCCCGACGACGCTGAGGCGGCCACGAAGCAGGACCTCATCGACCGGTTCGGCGTTACCGCAGCCGAGGGCACTCCCCCCGCCGGGGATGAAGCCGGCACCGAAGGCACTCCCGAGGGCACCTCGGAGGCCTAGCACCACCGCCGGCGGCGCACACCCTGCGCCGCCGGCACCCCACACTTTAGGAGCACCGCATGGCTGGCTTGTTCGGCAACTTCGTCGTACCCGACGCCCTCGCCGCCCCGGCGGACCTCGCCGCCTGGACCGGCACCGCGGCCCCGTCCAACGCGGTGCCGCTGCTGCGCTCCGCCACCACCCTGGTGCTCGCGGCGACGAAGGGCGCCTACTACGCCGTGGACCCGCTTACCGGGCTCGCGACCGACCCCGTCGTGGGCAAGGTCCTGCAGGATGTGACGTGTATCCAGGCCGCCGCGTGGGCCGCCCTCGGGGTTGACCCGCTCACCGGCGGGGTTGCGGTCGAGGGCGTCGAGTCGCAGACCGGCATCGGCTCGGCCCGCATCACCTACGCCGACGCCGGACAGGCTTCCGCGGCGAAGGCGGCGTCCCTGACGGACCTCGTCCCGGAGGCGAAGATGCGCCTGTCCCAGAACAACCTGCTCGCCACGAACGTGTGGGTGTACGGGTGAGGGGCATCGGGCGGTTCTTCGTGCACACCGTCACCGTGGAGACACGGACCGGGACCGGCGCGGCGGGGGACGTGTACGCCGCCCCCGTCACCGTGTCCGGCTTCCTCGAGGGCAAGGTCCAGCTCGTCCGCGACAGCACCGGGCAGGAGGTCACCGCGAACTCCACCCTCTACTGCGCCGTGACGGACGGGGCACGCTTCACCCCCGACACGAAAGTCACCACCGGCGGGCGGATCTCCCGGGTCATCAGCCAGAACATCAACGACGCCCCCGGCCTGAACCTCCCCGACCACGCCGAAATCTACCTGAAGTAATGGGTGAGACGTTCAGCATCCACCTTGACGAGGTCACCGACGCGGTCCTCGCCGCCATCCCCGCCGCGAGCTTCAAGGCCATGACGCACGTGCACGGCGTGGCGGTCAACCGGACCCCGCTGCAGGACGGCAACCTCCGGGGCGAGTCCTATGTGGAGAGCACCCCGGCCGGCGCGGACATCGTCTACCCCGGGCCGTACGCGAGGTACCAGCACTATGAAATCCTCCGCCATGAGGTCGGCGAGCGGCTCTACCTTGAGAAGTCCGTCCTGTCCGAAACCCCCAAGGCCCTGGAAATCCTGGCCCAAGAATTACGCAAGGTCATTGAGTAGGATGGGGCCCGTATGAGCTACGCAAAAGACCTGCTCACCGGGATAGCACAGATGATCTCGGACTCCTCGATCGCCGTCTACAAGCCGGCCGATCCCTACAGCGCTGCGGACAACGCCATCGTGTTCGGCACGTGGCCGCAGTCCCCCGACACCTGCGTGGTCCTGAACTACACCCCCGTGACGCTGGCGACGATGATCCCCATGGAGCGCGGCATCCTCGAAGTGCACGTCCGCGGCGCCCAGGGGGACCCGTTCGGCGCGACGGAGACGGCCGCCGCAATCCGCGACCTGCTCCAAGGCGTCCGCGCCAAACCGCTCGGCGCGGCGAACATCATCCAGATCCTGCACAGCAACTCCGTCCCACTCGTGCAGGACACGAACCGGCGCTTCGAGCACGTCGAGACGTTCATCCTCGACCTCGACACCCCGCCCACGGCCAACCGCCCCGACGGCGGGGAATGGTGAGCTGTTAAGCACCGGCCCCCGGCTGTATGATGCGGGAATGAACAAGCCACGCCCCTCCGCCGTCACCCTCGCCACCGGCCTCACCGTCTCCGCCGCCGGCGCCCTGCTCGCCCTGCTCGGCTTGTTCTGGGTCGGGCTGGCCGTCAGTGCCGTGGGCGCATGGCAGGCCATCACGGGCGTGTACAGGCTCGCCGCTGCCATCGACTACCTCGCGGCCCGGCCCGTCGTCCGCCGGACCACCGTG